TTGTTCCATATACTTACCAGCTTTAAGTTTATCAGGAGTCATATAAATTCCATTTCCATACATACCTACACTATCTTTTAACTCTTTTTGTCCTCCTCTAAACAATATATCTTTGCTCCCTACAAACCCATCAAAACTCTTACCTTCTGCTTTAGCTTTAGATATTTCTTTAGTTAGAGTTTCTTTCCCTGCTTGTTTGGCACTTGAGGCAGTCCCCGCCTTACTAAAAGGTTTTTGCATTTTCTTTAACTCAGTGAGTTCCTTTGTAAGGTTCTTGATGTCGTTTTTTCTACCCTTGACCATAGCATCTTTTAGGTTAACTTCAGTCTGCTTAATTGCATCTTTCAACATTTTTGGGTCTTTGATACTACCAACTGTCATTCCAGGTCTGATATTTTCTAGTTTTTTCAATAATGAACTTCTTGGCTCAAAACTACCTGCTCTTTTAGACATTTTCTCAAATGCTTTTTTAACTAACAGGTCAGCATTATTTGCCGACTTCTGAAGTTTACCCATAGCAATTTCACCAACACCCTTAGCCATTGATGAAAGTCCACCACCACCAGGAACAAATCCTTTAATGATGTTTCCTATTCCAGAAATCTTACTGAAACTTTCTACCAGTCCTTGAGGGTTCTGTCTTTCAAATACTATCAATCGTTTCATAACATCATCTTCAACCTCTCGTAATGATCCATAACTTTTCTTTAAGCCTGAAAATTCACCAGGCACATCAGAAAGTAATTTATCAAGTTGTTCTCCTATCTTTTTGGTTACAAGTTTTTTAGCATTCTGTTCAGCATTACTCATTGTGAACTTACCAAAAGTTCCTCTTAAATCAGAGTTTATAAATTGCTTTAATGCTTCTGCTTCTGGCACTGTTATTCTTCCACCCTTAGACACGAGACTATCAGCAATTTTCTGTATTCTATTTGCGGCGTTTTTATCTGCTCTTAATAAGGTGGAAGACTTAGCCATCTTAGTTAATTCATTGGAAATAGATTTAACATTAACTTGCAATCCTTCGCTTGAACCAACAGACTTTTCCACTTCTTTCCAAACCTGTTTTCTTACTTTTGAAATTCCTTCAGCGTATTCCTTTAAGTTGGTTGGTTTTACTCCCCTACTTACTAGCTCGGCATTTACATTATCCATTGATTGGCGAACAAACTTTTTATTTCTTTTTACGGTTATAGATGGTTTAATCGCTCTGAATACTTTATCACTTGCTACCTTTGTCGCATCTCCTCCAATAGTTCTTGCTCCTACTTCAGTTACATCACCAGCGATAGCTTTCGCTTCTTTTCCAGCTACTCTTAGTCCTGCTCCCATTGGAATTGCCATTGCGATATTTACTCCAGCCTCAACATCCTTAGCTACATTAGGATATTTTTCTTTGAATTTATCCCACTCTGTTACTCCAGCTTCTAATGCTTTAATAGCTTCTTTTCCTGCTGGTGTTTGCAATAATTCATTAGCTTTTTCTTTTATTTGTTCTTTTTGTTCTTCTGGGACAGCTTTATCATACACAAGCTGAATAGCTCTACCGGCTACATCAAACATTCCTCCAGCCACTTCTCCTAATCCTCTTAAAATATTCTCTTGTCCTCTAACAGCGTTTTCAAAAAAGGAACGCTCTTTTCCTTTGGCAGCAAGATCGGCAGTATTCTCATAAATATTTTTTACTCTTTCACCTAGGTCTTTAGCTAATCCCATAGCAGCGCCTTCTTTTTTCTCCACATCTTCTGTCTTTTTTTCTTCTCCTGTGGGAGTGGTTGTTTCTGGCTTTCCATAGCCTTTATCTGCTAATGCCTTTCTTATTCTTTCAGCTTCTGGGTGTTCTGGATTGGCTTGTAGCCATTCATTAGCTTCATCGTCTTGTGTTTTTGGTTGTTCTCCGACTTGTTCTCCGACTTGTTCAAGGTCAAGGCCTTTGATAATTTCAGAGACATTAAATCCTCCCTGTCCCAAAGTTTCTAATTCAGCTTTAGTTTTACTTATTATCATATTTCTCACATTAGAAACTTTGGCTTTGGCGGTTTCTACTGAATCTCCTAGTTTTGGAAGTATCTTTTCATATTTAATTTCATCTTCTTTTCTAAGAACTCCACCTTCCAAATATTTACCAACCAACTGTTTAGTTGCGTTTATTTGAGCCTGCACTGATTGAGCTTCTACATCATACGGATTAAGCTTTCTTATCATTCCTCTGGCTGGAGCAAAAACATCACTGCGTTCGGGATCTTCAATCGTTCCGCTAAGTTCTCCCAAAAGAGATAGTGCTGACTTTGCTTTTCCAAGCTCTGCTGTTTTACCTTCTCCTAGTGGTTTTGTTCCGCTCAATATTTGCTGTTGGACTGGCTGTTGCTGTCCAGTCAATCTTTGAAAAGTATCAATTGCGTCATTCACTTCATCTTCATCATAGCCATGCCTAACATGGTTAAATCTAATAAAGCCAGGGTCTCTGCCTGACGATAACATATCAAAAAGTAACTTGCGCCTTTTTGGGTCATAGACTTTTCTGTCTGCTGTGGGAGGTGTGTAAGATGTCGTCCCACTCATAGTTCCTTGTAATGTTGTGTCTGCCATATTTTTTTATTTAAATTTATAAGGGTCAAATTGGGTACTCATCATTCCACCTGTTCCTTGAGCAACTGATTCCCATAATGCTAGGCTTTCACCTATCTCGGGATAAGTTTCGTTTGAAGCAACTACTGTATTGGCTTTTTGTTGAGACAGCGCGAATTGTTTTTCCCACTGGCGAGTATCTTCTGCCATCTGCTTTTCCGTCAGTCTGGCGGCTTCTTTATCTTTCTTTCGCATAGCTTTTGCTTCCTTTTCTTTCAAAGCCATCTGTTCTTTGAACTGGTCTTTTTGGACTTTCAGTTCTTGTAGAAATTGAAGTCTTGAGCTTATCTGTTCTTGAGCGGAAGCGTAGGCGTTCATTGTAGAGGCGTAAATCTTAGAAACATCCATTCCTCTTCGCTGTTCTAAGTTCCCTACAATAGACGCAAAGGTTCCACCCGATACTTTAGTCGGGTCAAACTGTTTCCCTGCCTGGGTGAGTTCTGATTTCTGTCTTTCTTTGTAAGCTACATTGGCAGCGTTCTGCATAGCTTTTTGCAGGTTCATAACAGCGCTGGGCTGTTGTTGCGCTCCTTCTAGTGTCTTGATGTCAGCTCCTGCCTTGCCAGTCATATCCGGCGTTTGTAAGGCCGCTGGTGTTGGTGGGAGTGGGGTTGTCCCCGTTAGTGTTCCTTTTAAAATGTCGTCCATATTTTTAGATATTTAATGATGATGCTGTTAAATCTTGATATAAAGTATTTTTTCTAGTCTCAATATCCTTAATCTTTTCCTCCTCAATAGTTCCAGTTACTGGTGTTTCTCCTCCTAGTGGAGTATATCCTTCAATCGTGGGCATTCCCTCTGTTCCCAGATAGGTCTCGGCGCTTCTTCCTATTCCTGTAATGCTTTCGGATAGTTTTCTCTTGAGGTCGGTTATTTCAGTCAGAGCTTCGGTGTTTCCTCGCGAGGCTTCAATTTCAAGGTCGGCTATTCTCTTAGAGTATTCTCTCTGAATGTCCTCTTGACTAGTGGTTGTTTGTCTTTGGGCAGTAGCCATAGCTTGAGCTTGTTCAGCAATTTTGAAAGCGGTTTCTCTTTCAATTCCCCCTGTCTGCATTTCTTTCTGAGCTTGAGCGTATTCCTTTTCTCTCATTAGATCAGATTGCTGTTTATTATAAGCTCTCGTAGTTGATTCTACCATTCCCTTGTTTTCTTCTGACAGTCTTTGTTCGGCTACTTTTCTTTTAGTTGAAAAGGTTAGTCCGACATTGGCTGCTCCTTGAGTTAGATTCTCTTGGCTGACTTCAAAGTCTCTCGCTAACTTATCAAGGGCGGTTCTTTTTTCAGCTTCCGAGAAACTTAGATTGGCGTTAATCTCATCTACTGATTTGTTATAATCTACTTCAAGCTTTTGAAGACTGGCTGCTTTCTCTGCTCCCAGAGAGCCGACATTTCTTTCAAAGGTCTGGACTTTGTCGCTTAAATCAGCCGCTAAGTTTGATAGTTCTGATTGCTGTTCCAGAGATAGAAATTCTTTGTTGCGTGAAACATCTTCCTGTATCTCTGTGATTCTTCTTTTCTGTCGTTCCACTGCTGAGGTGAAGTCTCCTTGTGATTCTTCAATTCCTCTTAGAACCTCGTCTTGAGCTACCCTAATGATGTTCTTCCAGTAGGGGTCGGCTTGAGCGGTCGCCTGTTCTAAAGCTGTTGCTAGAGCCTCTGCCTTTTGAGTATCGTTGGCTTTTTGGACTTCGTAATTGTAAGCCACTATCTCCTGCTGGTCTAAAGGCAGGGACTTAAAAGCAGGGTCGTTCTTAATAGAGTCCGGCAAATCTTTAAATGTATCAGCTTTTGTCGCATTATAAGATGCAAGTATTTTTTTATACTCGTTAGGATTCATATTATCGCCATACTTACCCCAAGCTGACTCTGGAACGCCAGCCTCTCTTAACTTGGCTTCGTAAGTGCCTTGACTATATCCGTGTTCGTCTTTGAATGTTCCCATATTGTTTTATTTAATGTTTGATGTCATATTATTTTGTTAAGCTAAATGGGATTCCCCAATAAATTATTGATGTTTTATCTGAAAGAGATATTTTCACTCTCGGGAAAATAGCACTTATTTTTATTACTTTAATTTTAGTTTCTTTTCCGTTTCTATTTAATTTCTCTCCTACTTTAAAGTAAGAGACATTATTTGGAAAATATAGTTCTATTGTTTTCATGCTGTTCGTTTAAAAAAGTAGCACACGAAATAAGGGTTCATTACATCTTGAACAGCACTACCTCCGCTTCCAGTTGCTCCCGTTCCACTGGCTGCTGTTGCTCCTGTTCCTCCTGCTCCTGTGTTCCCAGTTCCTCCTGCTCCTGTTGTTCCTGTTCCGCCCGCTCCTGTATTACCTCCGTTATTAGATGATGATGTTCCTGAAAATGTGTGAGAATGGTAAATATCAGTTCTTTTACTTGTTCCGGTGGAAGCAGAAACCTCTGCACTCGCTTGAGATGTAGTCCCTGAATAAGTATGAGTATGGCTAGGAGTGGTATGTGCATGATTTGGACCAGTATGAGTGTGATTGGGTCCTGTATGCGTATGGGAAGGTCCCGTATGAGTATGAGATGGTCCTGTATGGGTGTGGGATACATCTTTAGTCTTTGCTCCGCCCGTTTTTTCTCCGACATTAAAGTCGGCGTCTCCAGCCGTTTGTCCGACTAACATTTTACCTCCTGCTATTTGCGACCAGGTTCCGAAACCTAAAAGAGTAGAGGGGTCGGTAGCTACTACTGAAATAAATACCGAACCGATAGGCCAGACTTTATTATTGATTATGTAATCCAGTGAAGTAGAAACTGCGGAACTGTCTGCTCCGACTTTAGCTTCTAGGGCTTCAACAGAATTGTTTAAGTCATTGACATCTTGCGCGATAACATTATCTACATTGTCTGTGTTATCGGTGAAGTCATCAAGACTTGTTGGGAATGAAATTGCCATATTTTTTATTTAATTATTATGATGCGCTAGGGCTTATACTTGGTGATACGGATGGGCTGATGGACACGCTGATACTTGGAGATATAGATGGGCTGATTGAGGCGGATGGTGATGAGCCAGCTGTTTGGCTTCCAACATTTTCCCAGCCTCCAGGTGTTCCTGCTACGGTGCATATTTTTAACTTTCCACTTACTACACAAACATCTCCTATTTCTGCCGCTCCCGTAGGTGTAGCGTTTCTGTTGTAAAAATGAAAATCAGCTACTGTTTGTTCGTCTTGTATGTAAAACGGTATCTTAATACTTGAGTTGTTAATATAAGCCAACACTCCAGATCCGTATTTCGTGCCATCTCCGTATTGAATGTTACTATATTTTCCAGTGATTTCTCCAGATAAAAGAGATATTCCAGAACTGTTCATTTCTATTCTTTGTCCGGTAGCTGCTGTCCTTACAAGTCCTCCTGTAATTATTGCGCCATTTACTATCGGTGAGTTTATTGTAGATGAGTTTATTGTAGAAGCGTCAACTATTCCGCTAAAATAAGCATTACCAGTTCCGAGTATTTTTACATTCGCATTTCCCATTAGCTGATTAGCTTCGCAGGCATAGAATCCAGTATTGTTTATTAAAACTCCTGCTGAGTCTGCTGAACCATCTCCGACTGTTGCGGAAGTTCTTAGAACTGCGTTGGTGCTTATCTCAAATGTTGTTTCGTTAATAGTCCCAGAAGCGAATGAAGGAGCTGAACCGTCTGACGGAAGATTGACCACTGCTCCCAGAACTGAATCGTAGCACCTTAATCCGTCCTTATCTATTAAAACTCCATTTGAACCTGCTCCGACTGTTTCTCCTGTTCTGATGTTGGGCGTTCCTGTGCCACCGTAGTAAAGTCCGTCATCGTCTATTATCCAACCTCCTATCAATCCTGCATCAGCGTAGAGTGAACCTCTAATCGTTGCGGTGTTAGCTTCAAGGTTTCCCACAGCGTCAAACTTCCAACCATTCACTCCTGTTACGAAATTTGAGCTTTGTAGATAACCTTGAACTATATTGAGGTTTCCTGTCAATTCTCCACTTTGAATATTAGAAGGAGCTACTCCATCGGTAAAATTGTTAATTGTCGCCGGCGTGTCATCATTCATTAAATCCTCTATGTCAAAAATATCCGGCTTTACTAATAATCTTGAAAATCCTAAATCGTCAGTGTTACACGACATTTTCAGTTATAGAAATAGACTGCTCAGGGAACTCAAAACCTTTGATTTTCACCTGACCTGAATCAGCCACTCCTGTAATTTTAAAATTAAATCTGTTTCCCTTTGCCTTAAAGTCAGACAGTGATTCAGTGTCATTAGTTATATTTCTTATTGACTTCCAATCTTCATCTCTATCTGAATCAGACCTGTAAAAAGCCTGTCCTGTTTTAACATTTCTGGTGTACCAATTCATTGTGTCTATATCTTTCACTCTGCCGGGGTGTCCGAAGTCTATATCTTGAGTTTCCAGTGACCAAGTAATAGGTTGGGAATCGTAGTCGGTAGTTCCTGTATTTATCTGTATGACTTCTCCATCTTTGTTTCCGGCAATCATTATTTTTTCACTGGAGCTGATGTACCAACTAAAGACTGTGAAATCATCGTAATAGGAATAAATATCAAATGACTGTGAGTCTAGGTTGTATTTAAAGCAAACATTGGAATATGTATTATCCAGCGTTATATCTCCTACATAGGCATAAACATGCTTCTCATCGCAGTAAGTGGCGATACTTGAGAGATTAGCGGCTGGTATAGCGTCCCAGAGGTCCTGTATGGGCTTAGAAATTCTTTTAGGTGTTCCACCATTGGTTACCCATAAACCCTCCTGATTTGCGACAAATACCATTCCTCTGCCTCTGCAAACTGCTTCTTGGGTGGGCGCGCCTATATTAACTAAATCGTCTGGATAGGTTGAGTTTCCATCCCAGCGTTTCATTGTTCTTTCTTTAAAGATAAGAAGGTATCCTGGAACTTTCTCTAAAGCGGTGATAGCTCCTCCTCCGTCTTCTTGTTCTATTTCAATCGTTCCGTTACCCGTTCCCCAGCTAACTGTTCTGGCGTCTGGGTCAGCGACTCCCGAGTAGTAAAGAATTGAAGGACTAGTAGCCACGCCTGCGGTATAAACTCGGTCTTTCCATTCAATGACAGTATTCCCTAGAGGCATGCTGTCTTCGTCAAAAACTCCTCCTGTCGTTACCCACGCGCTTCCGTTATAAGACTTGGCGGCGTCTGTTCCATTCACTCTCACTACTGAATCAAGGTAAGTGCAGAAGCGAGTCTTTAATCCTGCGGTGTCGTCTTCTAATGACTTTGAGCCATCGGACATATCGTAGATGTCGTTGTTTGATCCGTCTGAGAAAGCTCCAAATAGAATGTGGCTCGTTCCTACTGTGTCTCTGAAATATCCCAACCCCAGACAAGTAGCTGAAGCCACTGCCTGCTTTCCTATAAGTCCGGTTCCTTTTCGTGAGACAAGCGTTCCTATTTCTTCATCACTGTCTAGGTTTATTCCTAATTGGAAAGAGTTTGAAGGAGCGATAGAACTATTAACTGTTCTTATCATTCCCCTAGAGAAGTCTCTAAACTGTACTGGTTTTTCTACTTTCATATTTTTAATCTTTATCAAAGTCGGCGACATTAGCTCGCCTATAATTTATACCATTTATAAAAGGTTTTAATTTAAACTTCTGACCGGAGGCTTCTCTCCTGATGGCGTCATTCAAACAAGACTGAAACATCAGCCAATTTCCATCTTTGAAGTCTGGACTTCCGTTCTTCTCGGTAAGGTTTCTTATTTGCCACTTGAGCCAATGTTTTATCATATCGTGTCTAGCTAGGGTTATCTCATCAGCGTCAGAATCTACTTCTACAATGTCGGTGTAATAGTCAATGATAATGTTCTGCCCGTAGTCGGTGGAATCTATGAGTGGCCAGATGTAAATCTTACTATCCCAAATAGAAAAGTATTCTGGTGCGCTTTCTGATTCTCCATACCAGATATTTGTATCTACTGGGGTTTGGACTGTCAAGGCGTCTGTGGTTAGCGTGTTGGTGGTTTTGTTGTTAGCTGAGTAGTCCACGCTGTATGCTGTGTTGCTGATGTAATAATCTATCGTTCCGCTGGATTCAAAGTCACCAGTGCTATCCAGCACCAATTCCGTATCATCTACCTCTCCCTGTGTGGAGACTTGGGAAACAACTACATCTTCAAAATATTCATCAAACTCTTTTTTGTCTTTGTAATCCAGAGAGTTCGTTCCTACCTTTACTTGAAGCATTGAACGATTAGAGTTTGGGTCGTAATAGGTGTCCGGTAAATCCCACGAATATTCTCCACGATTCATTTGGTCAAGGGTGTAATCAAACTCTTGGACATTTGACCATCTTTTTAGTTTTCCTCTAATAAATCTTAGGCAAGAGTTTATCTCTCCTAATAGAATGTCGAAGGTTAAAACACCTGTATATTCTTTGTGCAGTTCGTCCATAGATTGACCAATTATACTTCCGACTGTGTTTGAGTCCATTCCTCCATAGGGTATAGCGTCTGAATATTCCGAATACCCCTCGTCTATGGAGTTGTAAAATCTTACAAAGTAATATCCCGCGTCATAGGTTGTGTCGGAGTAAATCGTTTCTTCACTTTCTTCATCCACATCAGAGGTTGAAAGAAGCGTCTTGTCTCCTGTGGCGGTGGTGGTGTGGTAAAACTGGGCTTGATCGTATGGGATGACATAAACTTTCGTATCTTTAGGGTGGGACTTAACGAGAGCCGAAGCCAGCGTCACAGTAGTTCCTGACGGCGCTGTTGAGGCGTGCGTTAAGATAATCTCGCTTCCTTCCTGTCCAAACTCTCCTATTAGGAAGGCTTGGTTGATAGCAAGGTTTGAGATTGAATACACAGTTAAGGTTGACTCGGCTGCCGTGGCAGAGGAGCTTATACTTGTATGATAGGCTTCCTTGAGAAGCTCGGAATTATTGATTGTTATTGTTTTAGCCATACTCTTGGTTTAATAGTTTTAATACTTGATTTAATTTTTAAACTTCTAATATTTGTGTGAGGTTTAATAGTTTTAATTCTCCCGTGTGGTTTTAGTGGAATGGCTGTACTCGGCGATACAGAAGGACTGATTGAAGGCGAAGCGCTAGGACTAGCCGATGGTGAGCGCGAAACACTGATACTCGGTGAGCGTGAAGGACTGATTGAAAGAGATACAGACAAAGAAACTGATGGACTGGCAGAAGTAGAAATTGAAGGGCTTTCCGACGAAACTATTGATGTTGAGGGAGATACAGACGGACTGATAGAAGGAGAAATGCTGGGACTGATACTCTCACTCGGGCTAGTGCTAGGTGAAATGGATTCTGATATAGATGGACTTATGGAAACACTGATTGATTCGCTAATAGATGGCGAGATGGAAACAGACACACTCTGAGATATGGATGGGCTGACGGAAGGACTTATACTTTCGCTGGGAGATTCCGAAGGGCTGATACTCTCGCTGATACTTTGACTTATAGATGGACTTACGGATTCACTAACTGACGGTGAAATTGAAACAGATATACTTTCTGATATGGAAAGAGACACTGAGGGACTGATAGAGACGCTGATACTTGGGCTGATGGAAGGTGAGATAGATTCACTTGGGCTGGTGCTAGGACTGATTGAGGGACTTATTGAAACGGAGATTGACTGGGATATTGACGGACTGATAGATGGGGAAAAACTGCTTATAATACTGGTGCTTGGAGAAATACTGGGACTCACTGAAGGAGAGATTGATTCAGATATACTGGGTGAAATACTAACAGAGATTGATGGAGAAATACTGGGACTTACCGATACTGAAACACTGGGTGATATTGAAGGACTAATACTCTCGCTTGGGGATTCTGATGGACTTTCTGACGGGCTAATTGAAGGACTAACCGATGGACTCACGCTCTGTGAGGCACTCGGAGAAACACTTGGGCTGGAAGAAGGACTTGAAGATTTGCTGATACTCGGACTTATTGATGGAGAAGTTGAGCCTCCAGCCGATGCAGGTGTTCCCTCTATAACAAAAGTACCTGGAGAATTCTGGTTGTTATATTCAGCGTCCTTCCAGGCAGCCAAACGAACCGAATTTGAAATGCGGACTTCGTCAATTCCGCCATCCCATCTACCTTCCGTTGTTGATTTAAGGGCACCTATAACCAGAGATCCGCTTGCTGCTTCTCCCGTTCGTGAGCCAGTCGCATTCCCTGCATCCTCGTTTATGTATATAGTTACAGTGCCGGCGGAATGGTCATAGGTAACAGTTAATAGATAATATGTGCTAATTGAAATAGCTGACAAAGCGAGAGAGTGATCTGCTCCATGATAACTTTTCGGGTAATCATCAGCAGCATCGATATACAACAAACTTCTGCCCGTGCCAGTACCATCTTGCTGCGCAAAAACGTGTCTATGGCCTAGTGATTCTACGGCGAAAGTATCGCCATTTACCCAGGCAGATAAAGTAAAATCAGCTTGAGGATTAAAACTACTAACAGCCGCAGTTATGTAATCTAGACTAAAAT